ACGCTTGACTAATTGTTCGGCAGACAGTATAATAGAGGTGTCGCCTTTAAGGAATTCTGACTTATTTATAATCAAGCAAAAGTCAAGACACCTGCAGTTCCTATGATAGATGCTGCCCACAATCCAAGCACCGAAACATACTTCTTAAACGGTGTTCCAAAATAAGTCATTCCAATTGCTGCACACTTGTGTGTTGGTGATACAAGATAACCAGCAAACTCTACTGCGAAGAACCAGAGAAAGTATTCGGATCCATAAATTGATGCCAGTAAGACGGCAATGGCGACGAATCTGGAACTTGATCCAAGGAAAAATGCTCCAAGAAAACCAAGACCGCTAACAGCAAGTACACCCCAACCAGTAGAAAAATCAAACACTGTTCCTGACAAGAATGCTTTAATTTCATTGGTATTTCCTTTTGCGATATTTGCCAATACAATCACAATCGCAACAGTAGCAATTACATTCCAGTTGATATAACTCAACAACTTCTTATAATCCCAAGTCATCGTCAAAAACATATAGTACAGTGTAACTGCACTAAATGCCCATGCTGGGTTCATTCCATAAACGATTGCACCAATCGCAAAAAAGAATGGAAGAACACCACGAGTCATTCGACTCATCTTAAATTCAGAGTCTTGCTCACGAATTACAATATCATCTTCTTTTACATTAAGAAAGATGTAACCAAGGATCAAAGCAACAGAAACAATCAGCAGAGGAGCGAGTTGTTCCATAAGAACGCCATAGGTAATACCCAGTGCACCCATTGGAATAATAATGGTCTTTTCGAGTGGTGACCACATATAATAGTGGTGTGTTGATAGGTAATCAACGATTCCGTATTTGGAACGAGATTCGCAAGAGTGCCCATCTTTGCAATCAGGTGCCATGGTGTCAAGCAAACCTGCTGAGGTTGTTACACGTCCAGGAATTGGCAGAACGCCAGTGAACGCTGACATGAGAGTAACAATAACTCTCTTTGACTTGAATGCTTTGATTAGATATTGATAGACGTCTGAGAATAAACCAAACTCTTTGATCATCCCGACGCTCAACATAATAAAGACAATGTACAGGAGATATTCCTGTCCCTTAAAAATAAAATCTACCATGGCATCATTCCTCTTATCATTCCCATAGGGGTCATTCTATTTTGCATAGTACCAACATTGCCGTTTATACTATACACACCTTGATTCATTATTCTCATATCACTCTCAATACGAGCAACATCTTGCTGCATTTTGTGAACAGCATTCGCCATTACTTCCCAAGACTCAACCATTCGACTCATGTGTTGATTTGCCAAGAATCCAACATACAATACACATGCTGCTACGGTGAGTTGAGATAATGCGGTTATCCAACCGCAAACCTTACTTGATTCACATTGCACTAGCGTTGCCAGCCTTTAATAATATCGCTTGAGAAGTTTGCTCTACTGAATTCCATTCTATTCACCAATTTCAAAGCACCACCTGCATGGTCAATACCAACATAACCTTCTGGTGCAGTCACTTGGAATCCACTTGAAGTCTTCAAGAAAGTTCCCACATTGCTTGCTTGGTTCAGTTTAGCAATAATAATTTCCTTTGCTTCAATTATATAGTTCATTATGGTAAAGATGTTTTCTAGATTTCGCTTGTTTGCGTTGGAGAAGAATTTGAGGATTTCATCTCGCTTAGTATGTTGAGCAGCCTTTCCTTTCGGTGTGCTGCGTTTCTCTGCTTCCTTTCCATAGAAATCCGCAATATAATTAACCAGATCCCTAACATGAGCAGAAACATTAGTAATTCGTTCACCAGCTCTTACCTTTGTGTTGTAGTGAGTTTTAACTTTCTGCAACAATTCAGGATTGTCTGATATACCATTGAGTGTTTTTGCATCGAGTTTTTGAAACAGTGAACCAGCAGCAGAAAGCAACTTAGTAATCACTGCCGTTTCCTTCTTGGTAAATGTTGCATTACCAGAAACATCATGGAAGGTAGCATCAACAGACCAAACTTTGCTCGTTTTCTTGAACAATGGAGCAATGTCCTTTCCGAAAGATGCTTTCATCGTTTCAAAAGAACCACCAGTATAAGTTGTGTGCCAAACAATACCAATCTCAGCAGTGCGAATAATTTTGCCAAGATCAGACTTCATTGGTACAGCATACACGATTGTGTTTGGATGGAAAGTGATCATTGCCTCTCCATCGATGTTTTCTTTCTTCAAATCAGAACGAGTGAAAAGAAAATCACCTTGATAGACACCCTGTTTGATGCCAAGTTCTGGCAAATATGCGAGTGCTTTCTTAAACTTATCTGCTAGGTCGCCGCTGATTTCAGCATCAACTTCTGCAGGAGTCTTGTAGATCTTTGGGTTTTTGTTGAAGATGCCCTTCTTGGCAACGAAAAACCTTCCGTCTGTTGGGTCAACGCCAGCAAAGATTGCTGGTGCACCATCCCACTTTACAGTAACATTGACTGGTTTATCAGTATGGCCAGCAAGCATATCTCTAAGACTGCGAAGAAGATTAATTGCATCACGAGTTCCTTTCACACCACCATTAAGGACAGCATCTTCAAGATGCTCCATATGTGTGTTCTTTTCTTCAGTAATAAAGGTGCTAAACTTACGCATAAAAATCCCAACCTTTGGCGTCAGCAACCCAACCTTGTTTCTTGGCGAATGCTTTCCATGCTGCATCGCCGAATTCATCTTTGTATTGTTTAATCATAGCATCAATCGCATCCACATTCTTTTGTGCTTGTACATTGTGACCAGCAGGACCACGGATACCACGATCCATATGATTACGAATCGTATCTGCCTTACGCACGATTTTCTTCTCGAGCGCAGCAGCGTTTGCTTCGGTGATAAAGACTGAATATGTTTTCATTAGAAACGAATGTTGTTATTGAAAGAAACATCAGGTGTAACTTCAAGGAAGTCAAACATATTCTTTACGCTCTTTCTTACAAATTCCACTGCCTTCATGAAAAGATCTTTGATACGATTCCAAACACGCTTGAAGAAATCCATAATTGCACCTTCGGTCAGCAACTCACCATTCGCCATCATGGTGTCAACATCTTCCTGCATCTTATCAATAATCAACCCGATTACAGACCAGTAACGATACTCACCAGTCTTGGTTTCTTTGCCGCCGACTTTTTTCTTAACAGAAGTTGTTTTGAAACGAACAGAAACTTTCATTTGATTAGCAATCTTGCTTACATACTTTTTATCTTTAACAGAGTGTAATGCAGCATTGCTACCATCGAATGAAGTGACAAGGAAGTGAGTACAAGTGCCTTCGTTGCCACCAAACTTAATCTGACCAGACATTGCCTCATAAGCAAAGGCATCACGGAAACCAGTATTCTCAGCGAAGATACCTTTCAGTTCAGACATGAGTGCTTTGTGTGCAGCATTTGCTTTGTTAACAACTTCGTCTTTCTTAGATGCGATTACAGTCTTAAGATCGCCAGCAGCAACAGAGGATGGAGCAAGACCATCAAACATCTCTTTGAGTTTCTTTACCATCTTAGCATTCATGTCGCCCTTAGTTTGTTCAAGAGCAGCATAGAATGTAGCAACAGACTCATTCTTGCCGCCACTCATTAACTGAGCAGCGTCACCTGACTTCAAACTGATCTTCGCTTTCCCGATCATAAAGTCCGTCTTTGGAGTCTTGGTTGATGCAGGAACAGCACCATCCCAAAATCTGGACCATTCTTTGGTCACTTCGAGTGTATCTGCACCAAGCACATTACCTTTACCGCTAATGCCATTAGACTTTAGGAACTTGGCGACTTTGACGCCAGCATCCTTCTCGACGCCAAATTTGGTATCGCCTTTTGGTTTACCATTAACAGCAGCAACGATAACTTCTTCCATTGCTTCGCCACGAGATCTTGCTTCCTGAAGATTCGTGCGATACTCTTTGAATGATTGAATAGTCATAATACTTATCTGAAAACTGTGAATTGTTCTATATTTATACCCATTGATTTATCTTGCGACCGCCTGCAGTGTAAATGCTAAATCTTCCACACTTAATTCCAAACTGAGATCGATCGCATTTATGCATTGCCATAAGGATTGGTTCATAAGTTCCAGTTGGAGTTTGTCCGTTATACTCTACATGAGCACTTGCGGTTAGTTGATATGAGTTGCCAGAATTTCTTATACCAACTGTTCCTTGCAACAATACACTTACATTTTGTCTGCCGAGTTTGCTTCCATAATCAATACCAAACACAGCAAGGTTCTTTAATTTAAGATCACGAATCTTTCGAGCAACCGTTGTTGCTGGTGGAACACCCTTTGGATACATATCACGGACTTCTTCAATAAACGACTGCACCTCTGGATGCATGTACACTGGTCGTTCTTTTTCGCTCATACCACCCCATTGAGAAAAACTCCTAGCAGTGGTTCCGTCTTTGTGTGAGATCCAAACGCACTCTTTGCCATCAGTATCAATCAAATGAAAGTCAGACTTCGGAGTTCCTGGAGTAGAGTCTGCTCCTACAACTTTATGTACTTTGCCATTTGCCTTTATCGGAACAAAAGATTGTTTGGATCGTTCCATGACATTGACAAGTTGATCCCGAAGTTCACTTAACTGTGCATCTTCTTTTGCTGTTCTTGCTCCTGCTCCTGCTCCACCAAACTCAGATGACTTGTACAAGTTTGTAAGAGGAGTTGGAACAGTATTGATTGTTGGAAGTATAACAGAACCACGTGCATTCTTTAATTCTTCAAATGCCTTTTCTCTATGAGTGGCAATATCATTTGCCCAAGCAGCATTTCGTGCACGTGTTTTATATCCAACAACAATCTCTTTACCAGTTTGGTCTATGAATGGCAATCCCTTTCGCACTTTGTCTGCAAAGACAGCGAAGTTGTTTCTTTTGTCTAGTTCGGGAATGCTCAAGTTGGCCATATCCCTATTTATTTCAAACAAAAAAATGCCACTCGAAAGTGGCACAAGGAGACGTAGGGTGGGGTGACAGTATTGCGCTGTCATTTTTTCACATGGTTGGAGTTGATTGTTGAGAGAGAGTAACCATGCGCCCCATTAAACTATTATATCTTATTCTTCTTCAAAGTCAAATGTTATTTCATATCCACCTTTGCGATCAGTCCACCAATCATCATCACGATCATAGTCATAGTTGATGGTCATTTCCCAAAGAGCATCCTGTTCTTCTTCAGTCGGTTCTTCACCACGTGCTTCGGTAATGTTACCACGCCAAGCAAGGTCCTGATGAGACAATACTTCCTTGAATCGTTCTACTGAACCAAACTGTTCAATAATATCATCGTCAGGAATATCGTATGTAAATTCCGATGTTACCTGATGCCATTCTGTTTTCGTAAATCTCATTTCTTATCCTTCCAATAACCACGTGGATAGAAGTCTTCAAACGCCCATGCGTTTTCTACTGGGTGCTTGAAGATATCGTTGGCTTCTGCCCACATTTCAAATAAACCTCGTTCCCATCCGTGTGCTTCTAACTCCCACGGTTGTTCCCAATAATTCATGTGGTCTGCGTATAGTTCGCCCTTGTACTTGGTCATCGGAATAAAACTGGTACGATGACTCATGCCTTTCATTTCTTCGGTAGCGTACTGCTTCACGTGTACGATCTCGTGCGCTACGGTTGTGAGTAGATTGCGCATGGTCATACTGGCGTCGACACGGATGCTAAATTGTTTCGGTCGGCGTGCTTCGTGGTCGATAACTTCCACGTCGCCGTAGTTGCCTTCTCGGTGAAAAAGATCTTTGCGTAGGGAAATCTTGACTGTAAGTGAATCTGCCATTCGCTTAGTCATGAGTTTATGCGCTGACCACCGTGCGATAGAATTGACCGCCTTGCGCTGGTCGGCGGTTCCGCCTCGTGTAATTGTAGTAATCATTTTGAACCCTCTGTCTCTCAATCAGAACACCTATTATATCGCATCTGGAGAGAGAAGTCAACCCCTCTCCCCATTGAATTTTTTTATGGGGTATTAAATTTCTGGACTGCCAATACATGGTTTTTCAGGGATCCTTTTAATGCTTCAATCTGCTTTTTATTCAGAGCAATAGTTGAAATCAGGTTCCGAATATAAGATTCCAAATAACCAGCGGCATAACCATAACCATTATATTCGATCAATTCTTTATTCAACTTGTCAGTCAAAACGGTAATTTCTTCATAATCGGTGTTCATATTATGCCTCCACCATTTCTTCGGTTTGGGAAAAATTGAACACGGTAAAATACTTCGGAGCAGGTTTCTTTTCGATTTTGCCCTGAGCATTCTTCTTGTCCACACGGACGATACGGACGAGACGGATTCCGCTTTCGCCTTTCTTGACGGTGCGACCGATAGTGCGTGCTTGACGGAAGGTCAGGAAGCGAGGATCGCTGAATCCAGCTGCCTCGAGTTCGATAGCGTTGTTCCCAGTGTAGGGATTGCCTGTAATTGCATTGATCATAATATAGTCCTCTCTCTTTCACTCAATCAACAGGGATATTATATCCGATCCTGCAGAGAAAGGCAACACTTTTTTCATCTTTTTGCGATGAAATTTTGTATGCCCCCATAAAATCCACTTATGCGCTAAGTTATTGATTTTACAGGGGCATGTAAGTTGTTGATTTTATTAGACCTTCAGACCTCCGAATTTCGACCGTCTCTCGCCGCTCTCGGGGCGATCTCGGTCGCCGAATGTATTGACTGGACCAGTATCGTCTACATCGATAAGATCGTCCTGAGCACTCTGCTCGGCGTCGTAGAGACGCATTTTAGCTCGGTCAATACCCAAAACAAATCTTTTATTTGTATTTGGATCTCCATATCGGTTTTTTAATTGTTTAACCAAAACCTGATTTAATTGATTTAATTCCTCGGTGGAAATAATTGCAATCATAAAATCCGCAGTTGCAGGTAATCCAAAAGATTCAGAAGTATCTTCCAAACCAATATCAGAATTGGTATATCCAGAACGAGTTGTTTGAGTCGCAGACCAAATTGGAACATTCTGCTCCACTGCCAATCCTCTTAATTCCTCGGCAATTGCTTTGATATAAGAATAAGTGTTAATTGATCCACCCATTTTCATTCTACTCGATGCACAAATATTGAGATAATCGATGTAGATAATATCTGGTCTAAATGACTTTTTGAGTTTAAGTTCATTAATCAGATGGCGAAAATGTCCAACATTTGCAGAGGCAGTTGGATATTCTTTAACAATTAACTTGCCTGTGGTTTTGTTTTTAACTCGATCGATCTTTTTATCATAAGAGTTTTTTGGCAATTCTGCTAATTCGTCCAATCGAACATTTAACAAATTCGCATCGATTCTCTCTGCGATTTTCTCTTCTGCCATTTCCATGGTAATATAGAGAACATTTTTGCCGTCCAAAAGATTCGCCGATGCCATATGACACATGGCAAGAGATTTACCCACGCCAGTGCCAGCAAGGATAATGTTCAGCGATTTCTTCGGAACGCCACCTTTGGTAATCTTGTTGAGATACTCGAGATCAAATGGGATACGCTCTTCGACACGATGGTAAAAATCGTATCGAGCATCGCTATTATCAAGAAAGTCATGCCCGACATTAGGATCAAAGGAAACAGCAAGAGCATCAGAAAGAATCTGAGGAATCGCTCCTTTGTCCCTCTTGCCATCGCCGTCGATGATCGAGATAGAGTCCATAATCGCATTGTAGATTGCCTTTTCTTGACAGAACTTCTCAGTTGTATCAATCAACCATTCCTTATCGTCCTGCTCATCAGAGGACAAAGAACCAACATACTTGGCAATGTCGGAAAACTGATTGTCGTTTAGATTGGATCGCTTATCAATCTCAATCGTCAATGCTTCCCTGGATGGGAGAGCATTGTACTTGTTGATAAACTTATCGAGTTCTTCGTAGATTACCTTCTCTGAAATGTCAGAGAAGTATTCAGGTTTCAGATAGGGGAGTGTGCGTCTTGCATAATCTTCACTGTGCAGTAGATTCTTCAGTATCAGATGTTCCGTTCTCACTCATTTGCTCCAGTTGTTCTTGAATAATGCTTACCAGGATATTACCAAGTATATTCTTATCTTGCTCTTTAGTCAAGTCACAATTGTTAGGATTTTCCACGGTAATGGTATTGAAGGTCAATACTGCACCATCACCATCCTCTTCCTCCTCAACCTTTACAGTGTCATACTGATAAACCAGACCAGCATATTCTCCATCTAGAATCTTGATACACCAATGGTCATCGTGAAATCCATTCTTACTTTCAACCAACTCAAACTTCGGAATCATCTTCAATCTCCTCTACTGGACGATCTTCACCTTGTCCATACTTATATTCTTTCGCCGCAGCAGCATCAAGCTGTGCCAACAACTCAGGTGTAAAATACTTTTCAGGATCTTCATTGATATTCTTACCAAACACCTTTGACCCATCAGGCAACTCATAGCGAGTAGAAACCTTCTTGATGATCTCATACTTCTCTGCCAGTTCCAGCAGACCATAGTAACGATCAAGACCCTTATCAAAAGAAAGACGAACTTCTGTTTTCTTTCCTTCCTTTGTGAATCGAGACTTATGCATCGTTGCCTTGATGATGTTACCAACCAACTCCGTGCCGTCCTTGTCCTTCTTCTTACCCAACATCACGATAGAGGATGCGGCATACTTTAGACCAGAACCACCAGAGATTTCCTTAGTGGGAACATAAGCACCAACCACATCATAGACATGATTGGTAACGAGCAGCGGAACATTCGCTTTCGCTAACTTCAAAGACAAGACACGGAATGTCCCACGCAACAATTGTGCTTTGGTCATGTCACGAGCATTCTTACCTGACTCAGTATCTTCCAGTTCCTTTTGGGATGAAAGCATACCAAGTGAATCCAGCACCATCATCATCGGTTGCTGTTTCTCTTTAGGTGTGTCGATATAGTTTGTTAGGATACGAGTTGCGCTCGTTCTGAACTCTTCAATAGAAGTCGGTTCGGCAATTACCACACGGGAAGTATCAATCCCACGATCTGCCATCATTGCCTTGGTTACTGCTGCCTCCGTATCAAAATAGATGACACCGCCATCTTTATTCTGATCAAGGAAAGTCTTCAGAACACCAAGCACAAAGAAAGTTTTACCTGTTGCTGATTCACCAGCAAAGGCAGTAATCTTATTGTTTGGCACACCACCATAGATGCTACCACTAATCAATGCGTTCAGTGCATACGAACCTGTGTCAATCGTACCACTGAACTCAGAACTGTTTCCACCTTCACTCAGGAGATTGGCGTTATCAATCCCCTTCACCATATCTTTCAAAAAACTCATAATCTACTCCATCAAGAAAGAATCATTATACTATACAAAAACTCATCGGTCAAGCATTATAAATTGCTCGCAAATAATCTTCAAACTGTTCAACCTTTTCAATTCTATTTGGCCACAGGATGTATTCTTTCTCCGGATTTGCCTTCAAATTATTCAACAGTGGCGTGATTGCATTATACAACTTGTCAATCTTTTCTTGAGTGTGAGTTGCAGTTTGAACAACGGTCTCTTTTTCTGCCGCTGCTGCCTGTACTGCTTGAAGTTCGGTTTCATCTACTGCTGTGAAACCAAAATCAAAATCGAAATCGCTCATAAGAAAAATCCCTCTAGTGTACTTGTTTTTTCTGGACTCCAACCCACACTGCTGAGAATAATCTTCAGCGGTTCAAGGAATGCCTTGTCAAACTGAATGTCGTAGTCAATATATTTTTCTAGACCGAAGTCTTTCGGCAAGGTAGAAAGAACACTAAGAACATTTTGCCTAACTGGATTTGGAGTTTGTAGATAACAGAATTTAATTTTCTCGCCATCTTTGATACGCTCATATCGCTTCTCCATTTTATGTTGTTTGAGCAGATGATTGTAAAGAAGTGCACCTCTGACATGAATTGGAGTGCCTTTTGGGATCTCCAAATCTTTGCCGCCGATAGAATATTTAGCAAGGTCTGAAATTGACCGAGGAAATGCTACATCTTCAAAAGGCAACTTCTTAAACTCTTCACGGAACCCAGCAATGTAATCTTGTACAGTCTGCTCATCTGAATTTACGATGAGACCAATTGCCTTCTTCAATGCATCACGACAGACTGCTGGTGTCGAGGACTTAACAGTTTCAATACCCATCATCTTCAACTTGGGTTCAGCGTACTGTACACCCTCGTTGTTATACACATTTAGAATGTAACGCTTCTTCGCAGTCCAGATGCCTTTATCAGCGATTGCTTCTCGCTTCATAAACATCTTCTGCGCATAGGCATTCATGTTCTTAGCAAGATCTTCATAACACGAATCAATAAACGGTTCAATTTTCTGTCGAGCGACTGTGTCCAAGAATGACACGGTCTTAGCAACTTCTGGTACTCCGCCTCTTTTTTCAAAAGACCTGTGTACCAACATATCAAACCTAATGTACAACGAGTCTGTGTCTGACGCAATGACATAATCTTCATCCTCTGTTTTCAATAGATTGTTAAGATACTCATTCATCCGTCTTTCAATCCATCGAATAGACAGTTGACCACTGAGTGTAATGGCTTCTGCCTGACGCACATCAAAGAATCGAAAGTATTGATTCCCAAGTGCGCCATAGGCAGAGTTCAACTGAACCTTCTTTGCCAACTGAAGATTCTTGTACTTTGAGATGTCCTTCGTGAGTTGCACCTTTGCTTGGAGCAACTCCTGGTGGTCCATTTCATCAATTGATTTCATCAGGTAATCAGTCCGCTGGTTGCTTG